CTGTCAGCAACTACAGTAGGCGCTACAGGACAGAGCTTTACATTAAAAATTGGATATGATTATAGTCCAGTATATTACAGTTATACATTTACATTAGAAACAGGAACTGTGTTTGAGTATGGCATAACCGAGTATGGCGTAGGTCAATACTCAGGTTCAGTTCTAATCAATGAACAGAAAGCATCAACACAAGGCGCAGGTGACATTATACAGATAGGTTTTACTACTGATATAAATGGCACACCTATGTCATTACAGAAAATTTCACTATACGCCAAACAAGGTAAGGTACTTTAAATATGTCTAATTATACTAAAGCAACTAACTTTGCATCAAAGGACGCCTTACCTACAGGTAACGCACTCAAGACTGTCAGTGGTACTGAGATTGATGACGAGTTTACAAACATACAAACGTCTGTAGCTACTAAAGCTAATCTAAGTGCGCCTACGTTAACAGGCATACCAGCGGCACCTACACCCGCTACAGCAACGAACAGCACACAGATAGCCACCACAGCGTTCACACAGGCTGCTATAGTGGCTGGTGTTGTAGCTAAGGCACCCATAGACGCCCCTACGTTCACAGGCGTCCCTGCGGCTCCTACAGCGGCTGCTGGCACTAATACTACACAGTTAGCTACTACAGCCTTTGTACAGGCCGCTACGCCCACAGCAGCAACTATTAATGGTCTAGCGTATCCTGTAGGCTCTGTGTACACATCAGTAGTCGCAACTAACCCTAACAGCTTACTTGGCGTAGGTACTTGGGCAGCCTTTGGTGCTGGTCGTGTCTTAGTGGGTATCAATGCAAGTGACAGTGACTTCAATACAGTAGAGGAAGTAGGCGGTACTAAGACAGATGAACATACGCTTACACTTAATGAAATACCTAGTCACGTTCATGGGTACACAGGAATACAAGGCAACGGCAACCCAGATGGTTCTAGTGACTCTGTTGCAGCAGGTCAGCCTACTTCATACCCTAGGCAGACTGAGCTAGATTATGAAGGCGGTGGAGCAGCCCACTCACACGATATTGTACAGCCGTATATTGTCGTATACTTTTGGAAGAGGACAGCATAATGCCGAGTATAGATGACGGATATGGTAATAAGAATACGCAGTCACGTGTTAACGAATACAATGGAGGTAGAAATGCTAATGATCGAGGTAATGGTGATGGTAGAGCAGCAGCGGCACAGTTAGAAGCAGCTAGGGTTGCATTAGGTCAAAAACAAGAAGCCGCTAGACAACAAGCAGCGGCAGTAGAAGCACAACGTCAACAACGAGTAGCTCAAGAACGTGCTCAAGCTAACCTAGCTATAAGTCGTGCTCAGGAAATGCAAAAGTATTCTAATAACGTACCTGTAGATGATCGCAGCACTTATGGTGGTCAACAAACAGACATGTCAAGAGCCGATGCAGCTATAATGGGTCAAAACTTTACGCCTCAGCTACCTAACACTGCTGGTGGTTGGATGCAAATGGCTGGTACTCCCTTCTCACCCTTTATACAGTCTTTTGCAGATCAGACTAGATACGGAATGAGTCCAGCTTCTCAAGCTATTTTTGATGGCTTAGACCCTACTCAGAAAGCTAACATAGGTTCATTACAAGATCAAGTTAATTATGCACGTAATATTGTAAAACAAAATCAAGCAGCACCTAACAGTTACACTGGCCCTCAGAAGCCTAGTAACTTTAGTGACCAACAGTGGAATAGTATGACACAAGGACAGAAGCAGTTTATGAGTCCTGAGGGTGCTTTTGGAGGTCAGGCTGGTATGGGTAACGCAGGAGGAGGCGGTGGTAACATGATGAACTCTTTTCTTGGTGGTCAATTACCACAGCCAGACATAGGAGGAACAAGAAACTACCAGCCTACAGGAGGCACATTCAAGCCTATTACCTTTAGATCAGGAACGGGTAACTCAGACCCTTACGCTGGCTTAAGTGACATGGCACAACAAGGTCAAGGAATGTTTAACGTAGCGGGTCAGGATGCACTACAGTCTGCTGATCAGTTTAATTATAACTTTGACCCACAACAAGCAGGTCTTGACTTATTCAATGAGCGTTCTTCATTACTTGAGCCAGCCTTTGCACAGCAACGTGCTAAAAACTTAGAACAGATGCAAGGCTTAGGTCGTATAGGCCTACAGTTATCTGGTGAGGGCTTAGGTGCTGGTGAAGACTCAGGCATGATGAATCCTGATATGTTTGGTATGAACGCTGCACAGTCTCAGGCTTTAGCAGGGTTATCCGCACAATCTACTCAAGATGCCTTTGGTCAAGAAGTCCAACGTGCGGGTCTTAACTTGAATCAGTTTAATACTAATCAAATGACTGACCAACAGCGTTATGCTAACCTTATGGGTACTGGTCAAGGTATGCTTACCGCTAGTATGCTTGAACCTCAAGTACGTAATCAATTAATAGCACAACAGCAACAACAGCAAGGCTTAGATCAGAACTACGAGCTAGGTAAATATGGCAATGAAACAGCACGTATTACAGGACAAGCTCAAGCTAACAACTACAACTATCAGCCAGACCCTTGGCTCTCAGGTCTTACTAGCTTAGGTTCTTCATTCTTAGGCACTACAGGCGGCAGTGGTTGGTTATCAGGCATATTTGGAGGTTCATAACATGGCACAACAAGGTTTATTTACACAACTACCCTCAGTCGATGAATTGTTACAACAGCGTAACAAAAGAGCTACTGACCTACAACAGACATTAATGACTAATGCTGCACAGGGCGCACGTGACCCTGCTAAAGCACGTGCCGTTAGTTTCTTAGGTTCTGCCTTAGGTCGTGCCTTAGGTGACTCTATGGGCGGTGAAGATAAAATAATGGCTGAACGTAAAGCTGATATTGCACAACAGGAAGAAATGCAAGCTAAGTTTGGTTCTGCATATACAGGATCAAGCCCAGAACACCAATTAGAATTATCTAATAAATTAATTCAAATGGGCTATATAGAGTCAGGTAAACAGTTGTTTGATCAAGCACAAGCAGGTTTTACACAAAAGAAAGAAGACGCAGCTAAACTAGCTTTAGAGACTAAGGAACAAGCCCGTAGAGAACGCTTAATTGAATCCGCTAATAAGCTTGGCCTTACGTATACTGCTGCTGATTTAGAATCAGGTAGTGACATGGACGAGGCTGCCTCAGTCATAGCAGAGCAAGAAAAAGTTACTATGCTTCAAGGAGGCAATCGTAAGACACGTGCGCAGTTAGCAAGACAGCATGGAAAAAGTGAAGATTACGTAAAAGAAGTTTTAGCGGGTAAGCATGATAATGTCTCTGATGATATGTTTATTAAAGCATTAGAAGGAAAAGAAGCTGAGTTAGTAAACTACAAGAACGCTGACGGACGTACTCAAATATATCGTGTAGATAAGCAAGGTAAGGTCTGGAACCTAGCTACAAATTCTTGGATGTATCCTAGTGAATTAGGTTTATCGGCTGCACCTAGGCAAACACAAGAAGTAGTTCCTATGTTAGATGAAATAACTAAAGCTTTAGTAGGCGCAGAAGTAAAGAACTATGGTGATTTAAATGAAAAAGCTAACTCAGCTATAAATGGTATTTATATTAATGATCAATCTATGGACATTTTTGATAAGGGCATTATAGCAGGAAAGTTTGGTGAAATGCGTTTAGGTATTGCTAAGAGTTTAGAAGCAATAGGATTATCAAGTGAAGAAGCCACCGAAATAACTGCTAATACTGAAACTTATTTAGCTTATCGTGGTAACGCTGTAGCTAACATAATCAAAGCCTTTGGTGCTGGTACAGGTCTATCTGATAAGGACAGGGAATACGCTACTCAAATGGCAGCGGGTAACGTAGACATGACTCCTTTAGCCATAAGGAAAATTTTAGAAATTGAACGCAGGGGATATGTTAATTTAATTAGAGAACATAATAAGGTTGTTCAACGTATGGTAGATCGTACTGATGCAACTGATGAAAAGAAACAAAAAACAGCACTATCTTTCTTCCTTGAAGAACCTGCTGATCGTGCAAGCACAACTAAGCAACAATCAGTAGTTAATAAATGGTTAACACTCGCATCACAACAACTTAGCACTAGACAATTAGGGGCGCGATAATGTTATATACACAAGATCAGTTACTTACTGCTTTAACGGCAGCACAGTCTGCTGGTGCTCCTGCGGATGAAATTGACGCTATTGTCGCAGAATTGGAGAAATTAGAAACTGAGGGACAAGTGGCAGAAGTTGAGGAACCTAGGTACACTGCTCAACAGTATGACTATGGTGAGATGCAAGCGGAAGCAGGTGCAAATATCCAAAGTTCTTTTGCTAATGCTGGTAAAGTTATGGACACTAACCAGCAAGAGTTTCAAACAGCCGTACAGGATAAAGCAGAAACCTTAAGGCCTCAGGTAGAAGCTGGTACTATGTCACCAGATCAAGCCGCTACTCAGTCACTGTTAGGTTCACGTGACCCTATTGAATCTCATTATTCACAGGATGCTAGGCCTCAGAATGTGCAAGAGTTAGCTGTTGCAAACCTAGGTGAGGCTATCATTCCTGCTGCTGGTGACGTAATGATTGAAGGGGTTAAGATAGCTGGTAAAGTTCTTAGTAATGTAACACCTGATGTCATAGAGAACCCTACAGTTAATGCTGTAATTGACATAGGTCAAGCTATAGCAGAACTACCCACAGTTCAAGAGATGATAGAGCTTGCTAAAGAAAATTACCCTAAGTATCTAGCAATGGCTAAAGAATATCCTCATTACGATAGGATGATAAAGAATGTATTTAGCATTGCTTCTTTAGGTACAAACACTAAAATTGAAGCTGGTTTAGATGCTGTAGGTAGCGGCATGAAGTCGTCAGCGGCTAAAAGCACATGGAAGAATAGAAGGGAAAATGTGTCTGATATGCTTTCACCTATCCATCCTGAGACAAGTGACATGACTACTACTATGTCGCCTACTCGTACAGAGGGTATGCTTAATACTATCAAGCCTAATTTCACTGAACAAGCTGACGAAATAATTGATATTACGGCAATGGTTCCTAAGTTAAAACCTAATGGTAGTTTCACTGGCTCTCGTAATGCTATTTATGATGAAATAACAAGTACCGCTGAGAAGTTAAAAGCAGATATTGGTAAAGCAGGTAACCCTCCATTAAATGTTGATGTAGTACAACAACTACAAGATTCTATGGATAACTTCCCCGAAAGCATTGGTTTTGGTTTAGCAGGAGGCACTCCTAAGTTTGCTACTGATCTAATGACAACAGCTATTCGTTTAGTGAAAGAATCAGATGGTACTGCCGCAGGTTTATTAGATGCCCGTAAACAACTAGATAAGTTTATAAATAAGCATCAGCCTAAATCTTTAACTCAAGAGTACATAAACAGTAAAGCAGTTGCTGTGTCAGAGATAAGAACTATTATGAATGAAGCTGTGGCGAGTGCAGTCCCTGATGTTAAAGTCAAGGATTTACTGGACAAGCAACATAAACTTTATAAGGCTTGGGACGTTACAGGTGATAAAGCTATAAATGAATCACGTAATGCTGTAGGTAGATTATGGCAAAAAGTAACTGGTGGTAACATTAGCATACCTAAAACACCTATGGCTTTACGTGCCTTAGGTGGAGGAATGGCGTACTGGGTGAGTAGTGGTAATGCAGCTTATGCTTTAGGTGGTATTGCTGCCGCAACCGCAGGTGTTATTGGTTATGATGTCCTGACAGGCCCAAAGCTAAGGCAAGGGTTAGGTAGCTTACTAACAGGTACTGCTGCTTTAATTAAAACAACTAAAGACACTGCTTTACTTAAGCAACTTAAAGCTGATCGTTTGATTGTTATTGGTCTACTATCAGACCTTGAGAAAAACGCTGAACGTCCTCCACTTAAAGGTGCAGCTAATCAATAATCTACAGTTATGGACAGTAGAGGGAACAATAGAATGTACAATACTTTAGATTGGTTAGGGTATAATATAGAAGGTCAAGGGCCAAGTGCTTCTGAAAATGAAGAAATGGGTTCATCTATGCAAAACCTTGTACTTGCCCAAGCTGGTAGGATGGCGAGTGATGAAGTAAAGGAAGAGTGGGGAAAACTTAACACTTCCTTAAGCTCTCGTCAAGCCGATATTGACAAAGCTACCTCCGCTTATTCAAGTGGAGATCGTAGCGCACTTGATGTAGGCCTTACTGCTGCTAAAAACACTGTAGGAGGCGTAGGTGACGTATTTGGTACAGCAATGTCTATACCCATCCCTGACGTAATAACAGAGCCTATGGGCAATGCTATGAGCGCTGTGATGCAAAAGATACCTACGTCAACTCCTGTGGATTCTTACCTATCTGAAAAGTTTCCCGATGCTTACAGAATGGCAAGCAATGCTGTTGAAACGGGATTAGGTCTATTTACAGGTGGTAAAGGAAAACAATTATTTTCTGGTAACACAATAAATCAAGTTGCCCGTAATACTGATACTAAGCTAGAAGGTTTCTATAGTGGTAATCCACTGGCTAAACTTACGGGTGTGGCTCAAGCAGGTGCTGTTGCAGTAGGTAGGTCAATTAAAGAACTTTTTACACCACAATCTTTAGCAACCTTAAGGCAGACAGGTATATCAGAAGGAATGTTACAACAGAACGTAAGGCACTTACAGGCTTTAGGTCTAGGTAATAAATTCAATGACTTTGATAAACTAGGCACACAGGTCACTAAATTAAAAGAACAGGTAGCTAACGCCAAAACACCTGCTGGAGTTAAATCAGCAAAAAATAAACTAAAAATAGCTTACAATAAAAAGACTGCTTTAGGTGAAGAACTTAAACCTCATTTTAAAAATAAAGACAAAATACTTAAGCTTGCTAAAGAAGCGCCTAGTTTTCAAGCAGGTTCCGAAGCTTACCAAGGTTTAATGGACAAACAAACAGGAACAAATAGTCCTTTAGTTAAAGAATTATTTGGCCCTCAGGTAATGTCCTTTGGAACATTAGGTGGTTCGGGTATGCAAGGTGTGTGGGATTCTGGCGTTGCTCGTAATGCTCGTCCTCCTAGTGCTGCTATAGAAGATGCTTTTCAAAAGCATTTAGTAGAAGCTTGGGGATTAAAGGGAAATACTGATAATGTTCAAATATTAGTTAAGAACCCTGTTGATCACCACCCTAATATGGGCCATGAGTTAATAACTGATAAGGCAGACGTTAGTCGATTTTTAGGTGTACTGGCTAATGAATTAAAACCTAACCATTTATTAGATACTCAGTTAATGGGAGATGTCATGCGTCTAAGAGGCGCCAAAAGTCCTACAAAAAGTGTACGTAAATATGTAAAGTATAATGATATGCTTGCTGATGGTAAATCTTTATCAAAAACACAACAAGAAAGTTTTGATGTTTTAAACAAACAGATTGATGATCTACCTCCTGCAAAATACGATGCCCAAGAAGGAGTATGGTATTTCTCAGGTAGTCATAAATCACAAGCAAAAGAACTGGGAGGTATGAACCATTGGGCTGCCCTATCAACTAGACAAAACTCTTATACACTCGCAGCTTCTGACGCTTCTGATATGTTAGGGGTTAAACCTGTAGGTGGTGCAGACTTACTCACTGTTTTTCCTCCTTTGACAGGCTCGTTAGATGATTTAATTAAAGACACAAAAAAACCTAAAGGTTATTCAGTTAATGACCCTAACTATGTCAACCCTATATTGAAAGGGTCTGAGGCACTTGAGGCTAAGTATGGTGTACCTCCTGTTAAACGATTTAATAATGTTAATGCTACAACACAGCAAAGGATGGACGTTATAGAAAGTGTTGCAGGTAAAGTAAAGCCTGAGGAAGCTGATTATCGTCAATTAGGGGGTAACTACTTAGGTGCTGGCTCTTTCATAGATAACAAAGAAGATAAGTAAAACCTAAGCACAAAAAAGCCCTACCTAAGTCTCCTTAAGTAGGGCTTTTTAATACCTACGATTTAATGAATGTCAAACCCTGTGTTAGTCTTCCATGCAAAGTAATCCTCAGGCCGCATAATCTCCTTAAAGATAGTCTCAATGGCTATGATTAAACGTAACACTTCTGGTACATCGTCCTTATCTCCAAACTCCATTTCTTCCTTAAGATCACTGTGGAACTGCCCTAAGCAAATCACTGTAATCTGCTCTATGTCTACAAGGTCATTTAACTGTACACTCATGTTACCACCCCCACGATTCACCAGACATTCCGTCTGCGCTATAGTCCGTCACACGACCCTCAAAGAAGTTCTTGAAGCTGTCACCATTAAGTACCCAATCAAGCCACGGAAGAGGATTCTCCTGTACGTCCCAATTAGGCTTAAGACCTAGGTTAACTAATCGTCTGTCGGCAATGTATCTGATGTACTCTTTGACTTCACTAGCCGTAAGACCTTCCACACCTCCCAGTTCAAACGCCAGATCAATAACCTTGTCCTCAAGCTCGACAGCAGTCCTGTACATTTCATAGATAGATAGTTTAAACTTATCATCGACCACCTCTGGATTCTCATTAATAAAAGTACGAAACAATTCTGTCATACCTGCGACATGAATAGTCTCGTCCCGTATACTCCACTCTACAATCTCACACATACCCTTAAGCTTACCAAAGCGTTGGAAGTTCAAGAGCATTACAAAGGCTGAGAATAAGCTCATGCCCTCATTACAAACAGTCTGCGCTAGTGCCTTAGCTAATCCTGCTTTAGTGTCTGGGTCAAAGGTCTGCATAAACTCAAGCTTCTCAGCCATAGCGTCATACTCAAGGAACGCTGTGTACTCAGCCTCAGGGAAGCCTAGGGTATCGTTAAGCAGGGCGTAGGAGCGCATATGGATAGTCTCTCGCTGTGCAAACGATAACATCATCATACGTGCTTCATTGTTCTTAATGCGAGGTAGGAACACATCTACGTAAGAACCACCTACGATAACATCAGACTGTGTGAATAGCCTGAGTATCTGAGTGATAAAGTTCTTCTCTTCGTTGCTGATCTTACCTGACTTCCATTGTGTTACATCTTCCTGTAGGTCACACTCCCACTCACCCCAAGCTAACTTATCATGCTCAATGGCTTGCTCCACAAAGCTTGAGTAGTTAAAGGGCTTATATGCTGGTGATACTGTTAATAAACTCATTCATGTTCCTTAGTCATACTTTCGTTTCGTCTGTGCTTATGTAATTTATTACTCTTACAATAGTCACATTCTCCATTGTTTCTACATTGGTGTGATACTGCTTTAGCCCCTGTCTTTGGTTTACGTTTTGTACGGCTCACAACTCTTATCCTTTAAATATGTATACTGTAATGTACACTTTACTTTAAATATGTATACTGTAATGTATACTTTACGATACAAAGTAAACTATAAGAAACAATTAGTTGTTATCCTTGGCAACTTAAACATTCATCATCATCTTGATCTTCTGCAAAGTCAGCTAAGGCCACTCTAGTAGGCTTTAAGCTTACTGTGTCAGCCTTAGAACCTGCGCTAGTCCTTAGGTAATACAAACCCTTAAGCTTCTTATTGAAAGCTCTCAGGTGTACTTCATTTACATAGGCCTTGTCTGTACCAGCGGGGAAGAATAGGTTAACACTCTGCCCTTGGCATATGTAAGGCTGTCTACCTGCTGCATGATCAATAACCCATCGTTGGTCAAGCTCAAAGGCAGTCTTATAGATTTCCTTCTCCCATTCATCCATCCACTCTAGGTGCTGTACGCTGCCCTCGTTGAGTACAATAGACTTCCATTGTGCTGCTACCCACTCAGGGTCTTTGTTATGCGCCTTAAGCACCTTATCTAAATACTTATTCTGTACTAGGTGAGCACCTACTCTTGTCCTGTGCGTAAAGGCATTAGACTTAAGAGGCTCTATACTTGCACTACAGCCAGCAATGATACTACTGTTAGCATTAGGTGCTATAGCCAGTAAGTGGCTGTTACGCATTCCTGCTACGTCTGGGCAAGCCCCACGTTCCTCAGCTAGATATACAGAAGCAGATCGAGCTTGGGCTTTGATGTGCGTAAACATATCAGTATTGATTGTAGTAGCCATAGGAGACTCCCACGGGACGCCTAAGCGTTGTAAGGCGCTATGGAACCCCATTGCCCCTAGTCCTAGTGAACGCTCCTGTGTGGCACTATAGACAGCCTTACGTAGCTCCTTAGGTGCATGGAAGCAAAAGAAACTAATTACATTGTCAAGCATAGTAATTAAGTCAGCTACCATAGTGGTGTCTTTCCACTCTTGATAATACTCTAAGTTAACACTTGACAAACAACAAACTGCTGTACGTTCATCTGACGTAGGTAAGTGAATCTCGTTACACAGGTTAGACCCATGTATCTCAAGTCCCTTCTCTTTCATTGATGGTGGTAAGTGTCGGTTGGCTTCATCAATAAAGTTTAAGTAAGGCTCACCTGTACGAAAGCGTGTCTCAATCAGACGTTCCCATAACTCACGTGCTGGTAGTAAGTCACGTACTGTTTTGTCATTAGGGTCTACTAAAGGCCAAGGGTCACCAGCTACTACAGCGTCCATGAATCGGTCAGTAATGTTCACTGCATTGTGTAAGTTAAAAGCCTTACGATTAGGGTCACCTCCTGTAGGTACACGAATGTTAATAAACTCAATGATGTCAGGGTGACTAATGTCCATGTAGGCTGCATAAGAACCTTTACGAGTCTTACCTTGCCTGTAGGCTGTCATGTCACTGTCTACTGTTTTTAAGAAAGGTATTGGTGAAGGAGCCACATCACTAACGCTACGAATGTCGCTCCAATGGCCGCCCACTCCACCACCTTTAACACTAAGCCATCGTAGTTCTGTCGAGTGTCCGATAAGACCATCAAGGCTATCAGGCACGTAACTGAGGAAACAGCTAATAGGTAATCCATTTATCTTTTCCCCCTCCTTAGGGGCGTTGCTTAATATAGGGGAACTGAACATAAACCAGCCTTTGCTGGCGTAGTCATAGATGCGTTGTGCTAGGTCATAGTCATGCTTACTGAATGCCGTAGCAGCACGTGCATAGGCATCTTGTGGGTCTTCACCCTCACGACAGTAGTAGTCCTTAAGGAGCGTATAGGCCTGTTCCGACAGTAACTTGTTACGCTTATAATCAATTACAATGCTCATTTACCCACTCCGTTGTTTCTCTAATCCCCTTAAATCCAACTAGGGTGGCTCCAGTTTCAGTGTTAAGTACAGTAGGCACACTACGTACCTTATACTTGATTGCTTCATTAATATCTTTCCCAATATCAATAGATGTATAGTCAACCTCTTCATGGTTAAGTACAGTAGTAACAGCTTTGCAAGGCTGACAACCCTCTGTGTAAAACTTAATGATCATCCTTGGTGCTCCCATGTAATGCTTCGTCATAAATCTTACAAGAACTAATAGCATTACGCTCTGCTTCTGTATAAGTCTTACTCTCTGAACCTAGATCATATAAATCCTGAGCTTTATCTAAACTGTCTACACAATCCTGCCTTAGTAGCTCTAACGCTAACCCTCGTACTTGACCTTTCATTAGTATTCCTTCTGGTATTCACCTGTACGAATCATAGCGCAAATCTCAACTGCTCTCTTGCCTACTTGCTTGGCCCATCGACTATCCATAAACTCGTCTGCTGCTACGTCCCACTTGTGGTCATAGGAGGCCTGTAGAGCCTTTTCAAACTTACGTAGCCTAGGCATACCTAGGTTAAAGCAAATGTCCACCAAGGCGTCATAACGAGCAGGGGAGTGCATGATCAAGTCAATAGTCCATGGAAATGCCATTGATAGTTCTTCCTCTACACGCTCAATGTCATTAGCTAGTAAGTAGGCTATCTCCCGTTGACTTAAGCCTATGCCTCCATTAGGGTCTATGTTACGCCCTACGCCTATGGTAATCTTATTGGCTGTGCATTTGTAAGCGTGTGTCTCTACACCCTCATGTGCTGTAATCATCTTAGCTAGTGGAGTCATTACTTGTTCCCGTCTATTGGTTCATTGGTGTGCCTAGGTGCTAGAGCAGTCTCCTGTTCTGTAGCAACAGGGGTGTTCTCTTCAATCAGAAGGTCAAGGTAATGCCTTGCTTTCTTCAAGTCCTCAAGCCCGTTCTTAGTACGCCACCTAACGACATACTTAACTACGTTACCTTCACAGAAGAATAACCTGTTAGCCTGTATGAACTCTATAGGCTGAATCTTCATGTTCTGGTAGTGACTTCCACCTACTTGAGTCTCAAGTGCTTTAGGTTCTTCTTGGGTCATTACTGCCTCCATATCTCCAAAATCATCTATAAAATTATACTTAGGCCAATCTATAATTTTATTCATTGTCTGAATCCTCTTTTAGTTCATCTGCGCTTACACAGTAATAAGAGGTAGTATTTCCTCCGTAGCTTAGGTCACTGTCGTGTCCTCCTAAGTCTTTAGCTATTTTTTTACAATTCTTTTTATCACCTGTTGCAACAATGTTAGTCATGGTAAAACCTTCTGATTCTTTACCACCTTCAATATATTGTTTTTTTATTACGTGCCATTTAACTTTAGTCATTAGCTTCGTCCTCCTCAGTAAATATATCTAAGTTTTTCATTACCAAGTCTTCGTAACGATCAACTAAAGACTCACTTGTAATGCCTAACAGCTCACACAAGAAGTCAACGTCATACTTATTTAATATCTGTTCTTTTACTTCTTCAAAGGTGCTAGACATTTTAAATGCTCCAGTAACTTATCAATAGATTTCATGGTGAAGTGTGCCAGACCTTCTTTGTCACACCACTCACCTAGGTTCATCTTAGAGCCTTTCCTAAGGCGCTTACGTGAATCAGAGAATACAAATATCAATGGTCTATCAATCTCGTCCCTGATAGCTTTGTACTTCTGTGTGTCACCTACTCTAAAGAATCCCTTGCACTCTATCATAGCTCCTGTACGCTCACATATGAAGTCTGGTACGTACTTCTTATGTATCGTGTAAGGTAGTCTATAAGGTTCATACTGGAATCCCGTAGGGCCAACAGCGTCACTAAAGGCACTTTCAAGGCCTGATCTAAACTTAGTCATAAGTCTCCTTAGCTTCTTTTCTATGTATTTTTCTAAGGAGCTTGTCTTTTTGGTTCTGTATTTCACTACAGCACCCACAAGCAGCTTTCTGTGTCTTACGTCCTTTCATGTTTATGTTCCCACAAGGGAACCAGTGACCTTTACTAGACATTTAAAGTATCCTCTATGGTTAAGCGCCTAAAGCCGCCCCAATCACGCCTCATGTACAGTAGGTTCCAACACACCTCTAGCCTGTCATGCCAATCCTCAGGGTGAGCCTCTTCCCATGCCTCTCGTACCTTAGCCAGCATACCAGCCGTAGGCACATCAACTAGGAGCTTCTCAGCTTTCTTAGGCCCGATACCTACGAGGCCTTGTATGTTGTCCGTAGAGTCTCCTGTGAGCATCTGTAGGCACATCTTGCGGTAGCCTTGGTCTTTACATATATAATACAAAGTCTCTTTGGTGAAGTTGTAATGCCAACCTTCTACCATGTCAATGTCTTTGTCTATGTGTGCAATAACAAAGTGCTCCTTAGCATCTAAGGCTTGTTGCGCCCATATGGATACTACATCATCAGCCTCACAGTTATCAGACTTGAAATGCCCTAGGCTATAAGCATACTCGTTGAGTTCCTTGCGCCTCTCTGTTAACTCAGGATTAGGGTCTTCCTCTTGCTCTTTAAGCTTACGCTGGCCTTTGTAATCTTCTGCTATACCATAACGAAAGTTACCAGTACCTTTTAAAGCTAC